AAAAAGCATTTCCTTGCGCTGACTACTGATGATCCTCTTTCGGCTTTCGACGATCGAAAAGCTTTAAAAGGGTTAGTGGATGAAGAGGCTAGGGCCGCGAAAGCGGAGGGGATTATGGAGCGGTTATTCCGCAACCCGGCGTCTGTGGAGCTGTTGAACGAGGTCGCCCGAGGGCTGGCCCGAGAATACAGGAAGAGTGCGCGTCCAGAGACTCTGACGCCAAGCACTTCTGCTTGTTTCGAGGCCACTCGCGGGGATGGTGGACAATATGTCGCCATCCGGGAGTACACTACCTTAGTGTCACTCATCGGCGGTCACGAGCTCGTACGCATGCAGGAGCATGCGAAGGTGTACACAAAGGACGGACTTCGTTTTAACGTCGTCCGGTGCACCTACAACAGCCCAGGTCAGGAGATTTGGGAGGCGGATTTGGGTTTGGATAAGTTCCATACAGTGGTGCGGTGCAGGCATAGAAATTACCTGCGGGCGACTATACAAGTCGTTCTGGAACCGCTAAAGATGCGCATCATCTCAAAAGGAGAGGCGCTTCCATACTACTGGATGAAGCCGCTTCAGAAAGCGTTGCACACAGCGATCAGAGACATTCCTTGTTTCCGATTAGTCGGTAGATCAATATCGCCGACAGATCTAATGGATCTCATAAATCGTCCTAGCGAAAGCGAAGACATTCTTGAGTGGCATTCGGTCGACTATAGTGCAGCCACAGATGGCTTGAGCTCACGCTTGGGTCTTCGAATTCTGGACTATCTACTTCAATGGGAGCTCAATGGACCGATCTCGGAGGAGGTCAAGCTCGCAGCAATGCGTGTTCTTGGCCCCCACGAGCTTTGGTACCCTACTCGAGGGAAGGACGGGAAGCAGAAATCAGCCCAATTCAAGGGCATTCAGCGGAACGGACAACTTATGGGTAGTATCTTGAGCTTTCCTATCTTATGTATCGCGAATGCAATGGTCTACGCCGACGTAACGGGTGCTGGGAGTCTTAGCGACTTCGACCACGTGTTAATAAACGGTGATGATATGTTGTATCGCGGTACAGAGAAGGAGTGGGAGAGGCATGCGGAAGTCGGAAAATCTGTTGGTTTAGAAATGTCGGTCGGTAAAGCGTACCGACATCCAGTGTATGCTAATGTAAACAGCACTGGTTATCACTACGATCTTCGTGTTGATAAATCTACCCCCTGGCAGATTGACTTCCTCAATATGGGACTTATCTTTGGTCAACATAAGGTTCAGAACAAAGAGGAGACGGCTGCGTCACACCATGATGTGACTTCCTTTGCAGCTTGTATCGATACCGTGATGAACGGTTGTCTCCCCGGTAGACAAAGTGAGATTCTCTCGATTATGCTTTCTCTTAACAAGGAGGCTATCGATAGAGAGACTGCTTCGTTCCACCGAACACTTCCTGAGATTGGCAGATACCAATCCGGCCCGTTTACGCGGAATCTCTTCCTTCCTTTTTATCTTGGAGGGATGGGCGCGACTGCACCACCAGGGTGGCAGGTTCGGGTGACCCCGGTTCAGAGACGAGTGGCGGCTGGTTGTCTTGCTCAGAGCAGATACCAGCTCCATTCATGTCCTCTGCCGGGCTTTGAAGTGTTGGACCTTATAGAGACTCGCGAACCTTGGCTTGGAAAGGCCGAGGCAACGCGACCAGAGAGCTTTCCTTCCGGCAGGCGTATGAGGCAAATACCCTATGCGCTGAGAGGTGGCTGCGACGAGTGTCGCAGCGCCTGCCGGTCCTGATCTACCCTGTCCAAATCAAATCGGGGGGTTTCCCCAATTGGGTTGAATGGCTCAAATAGACCAAAACGGTGCTCATCCTTAGAGCTTAATATTTCCGTGCTAAATTCGTGGATAACACGCTGCACGCAAGATAGGAATGTACGTATGCCTGAAATGGTTGACACGTCTACCCCTTACCTTCGCCTATGGCCCCCTTCCCGATAAACGCCGAGAGACTACACGGTCAAGCATCATACAGATTTACGCGACTGCGACTGTTCGATGTGCTATTCGATGTATAGTCCCGCTTAGTTGTGCGGTATCCAATACTACAACTACCCCCCATCCTGATCTAATGCAGAAGCAACAAAAGAAAGAGTCAAAGAATAAGACTGCCAAGAAGGCAGTTAAAGCGTCTGTTGGTAAACAACAGTACGAGAACTTCTTTAAACTCGGCGAATGTACCCACAAGTATGGTCTATCCCTTGCAAACCCTTTTACGGGGCCAGCGGGTGCCTGTATGCCTGTGAGTCCTTCGCTGATGACGAGGAAGGTTCGTTCGTTTTGCCGAGGCACAATGGCCGTCGGAACGGGCGGATTTGGTTATGTCCTTGCGAATGGGCGCGGTATGAAGAATGATGTTCACGGAGCATATTTCTCATCATCTGCGTTTACTGGCATTACCATGGCTGCTGCCGGTACAGGCGTTAATGGCGCAGACGCCAACGCCGACACTGGTTCGGGAGACTTCTCCGCTAACACTACTCAGGGACGACTGGTCTCGTTTGGTGTTCGCGTCCGCTACCGCGGAACCGAATTGAATCGTGGCGGTCGCTACCTCACTCTTGAGGAGCCCGACCACGGAAACATGGCTGATTACGCTGCTTCAGATCTTCTCGCCGAGGAGAAATGCAACGAGCACGCCGTGGGCAGTGATTGGGTGCAAGTATGTCTCTCTGGCCCTGTGGCCCCTGCAGACTATGACTTCACCACCTGTACCGACATAAATGTCGCAAACAATTACCTTGCAGTCGCTGTTGAAAGCACTCCTGGTAACCTCTTCGACTTCGAAGTGTTCTGGAACTATGAACTCGTCGGAGCGCCTGTGAGAGGCAAGACCTATTCTGAGGCCGATGACGCTGGTGTCGGAGCTGTTATTGGAACGATCCGTTCTCACAACAACTCCGGGCTTGATAGCAAACACCCGATCATCAAGGCTTCTGGTTTTGGCGGCACAAACCTGACAAACACTTCAAAGGTCCTTCAACAGACGGTTAATGCATATACTGCAAAGAACACGTCGGGCTGGATCACAAAGGGTGTAAAGTTGTGGAATGAAGCCACTCCTTATCTGAAGAAGGGATTCGAGATCGCTGAGACTCTCGCCCCCATGTTCCTCCTGTAATGGACGAGGAAAACTATCTCTTAACTCCAGACGAAGCGCGCTCCTTAACGGGGCAAATGATGGTAAATATCGGTTATGTCATATGGTGTTTCTATAACACTCTATGCCTAATGTGCGGTTGAACTTGCACACCGACGCGCTACCAGTGGTTAACTAATTAAACCACCTCTAGACACTAGTGAGTTCAGCTGGTGTCGAGTGTCATCACCTCCATTCTCAACGCAAAAGCTGCAAATCCCCACGTTGGGTCCCAGCAAGTGTCGAATGGTGAATGTATGATTATCCTAAGTTCCGGTCCTGTCCGAAGTATACCGCTGTCTGATCAACAGTGATGATTTCGGAAGGATAAGTTCTGGTGCAATCCAGCGTACCTTCGAGGGCGTTGGGTGAGATCAGAATTAGTGCCGGGCATCTAGACTTAGATGCGGAAGCAGCCAGGTAGGATTATACGTGTTCTTCGGAGTACGTTATAACCGATAAGTAGACGGACAACCCATAGGGTTTACTGTTAGTGACACGCGGGAGTTCCCGTTTGAATCAACAGTGAACAATGGATCCGAATATTCCAAACTGTAGTATCCTAGCGTAAGATTACTGTGAGAACTTCACAGTGACATTTCAATAGAGCGAGTATGTCAAGCTAGGTCGTCTGAAC